ACCTGTACAGCTTGGTGAAGTTTACCTAAGTTCTCCCAGTGGCGGATTACTTGAGATTTAACTTGACCTTTGAAACCCAACATTTCCAACAGCATAGTGTAGTTTTCTGCACCGTACTTGTTGATAAACTTAGGGTAGTACTGAGGCTTTAAGATAGAAAGGTCACTAACGATGCCTCTCGTTAGACCTGCACCAGGATTTACAAAACCTGATGGTTTCTCTGCGGCTGAATTATATGCCATAGAATTTTAATTTTTAATTGTTAATATTAAGTGTTACCGAAAAAATAATTTACCATTTCATCCTGAGTAGCTTTTTGCTCGTCTGGTAAAGACCTACTTACCGATTCCTGGAAGTTGGCATTTTTCAGACCCTTAACGAACATTGACTTTGCTTGATTAACAGCTTGACTTACGTGTGCTTCTACGATTTTATCGAAGTTTTCAAGCACATACAAATCGTGAGCTATTGATTCTGTATCAAAGTCACCTTTTTCATTAATATAGCGTGGCACAAAGTAGTCCTGCAATGTGAAGTTCTCCATCTTGTCCTTTAACGCTTGCTTTTCATTAGCGTCAATAACATACGTAGTGTTGAACTCTAACTCGCTGTCCTTGTACTTACTTTCAAACCCTACAATCTCATCAATGGTGTTCGGGATTGAGTTTAAGTACTTGTCTCTGTACTCTTTAATTGCCACCTCATCAACTTCTTGGCCTTGTGCCTCCTGTTGCTGAGTCTTGCTAGTTTGAATATCTGGTAAAACTATTTCCTCATGTTCAACCTCTCTCTCTCAAAACGCTTTTTTTCTTTAGCGATTTCTTCTGGGCTATCTAAATCCTCGTCAATATCGGCCTCTTGAACACCATATTTAAAGTTAAACTCCTCTTCAACTTCATCTTCTGTAAGTTCAGGATTCTCTTGCTTCATCTTTAGCTTAAGAATACTGTCAGCATCTAACTTGTCAATTGAAGCTAACTGCTGTTGCTTTTGATACACACTTACAACCTCATCAATCTTGCCTTCCTTTAAATACTCAAATACTTTTTTTGCAGTATCATTAGCAAAGTTAATTTCAGGTGCAACTTGTTGTTCTGTCAGCTTTAATATTTCATCAACACTTTTGAACTTACCTCCTGTCTTTTCTGCTAAAAGAGCTTCAAAGTCTAATTGTGTTGAAGGATTTGTTCCTTGTGAAACATTGTCATTACCTGAAAGAGCACTTTCAGCAGTAGCAGCTGCTTGGTTTTCTGTTGGAGAACTTTCTGTGTTACCACTAAGTTCACCTGATTCTACTAAGTCCTCAAACATTGAGGAATCTAAATTTGTTGGCATAAGTTTTCTATTTTAGTTGTTATTAATACTTGGCTTTACCTTTCATCTTAGCCATAGCAGTGTTTGCTTTTTTGGATACAGGTGAGGCTTTACCTTGTTTTTTTGCCATTTTCTCTTGCATTGCTTTAAATGCTTCGTTCTTTTTTGCTTTCATTTTATTTTGTTTTAATTGTTAATAATAGATGTAAAGATAATGTATTAATCGTTTCTATACTTCTTCACTTTAGATGCAATACTTTTAGGTTGTTTTACAAATTGCTTTCCCTTTTTAGCACCTTCAGCTTTTGCTTTATTGGTAGACGCTTTTTCTGATGATGACAATGCAGCCCAAGCAGCTTTAGGTAAATACCTACGCTTACCTTCTGATGGCTTTCCTGATGATGTAGTCCACTCCTGCTTACTCCATTTAGATAAGCTATTAGAAGATGACTTAGCACCTTTGTAACCACCACCTGCGTCCTTGTATTTCTTAACAGCTAACTGAGCCTTTCTTGCAGACCACTCCCCTGCATCTCCTCCTTTACTTCCTGACTTTACGCTTGAAACCACCCTCTTCCATAATCCAGGGTTAGTTTTTGTGGATGTACTCATAAAATTACCATTTAGCTTTATCTGCCCAAAAAGCTGCACTCATCTTTCCTTTGGCTATATTCTTAGCATGGCGTGATTTGAACGATGCTCTTTTCTTTTTCATTCTTTCAGATTCTCCTGCTTTAGGCTTACCTGCTGTTTCTGCACCCTGCTCACCAAAGCGGATAGTCTTAACTTTATCACCAACCTTTGCTACTACAATATGAGATTTCTTTGGATGACCAGGAGTACGCTTTGGTTTGTTATAACCACTTACTCCTGCTCTTGCTAATCGTGAATCTTTTTTAATGAATGGCATATTACTTAGATTTTTTAAGCATTTTAGGCTTCTTCATATTACCAGGAGCAATAACAATCATTACGCCTCCTTTCTTTCCATTCTCTTCTGAATCCATCTCTTCTGATTTATCCTCTTCCTCCATATCATCTTCCTCTTCATCATCTTGCTCTTTCATAGCCTTATACAAAGCCATAAATTTTGCTACCTCATCTACATTAAAGGTCATTTCGCTCTTTGCTGATTTCTTTTTAAGTGGCATATTACATTTGATTTTGTCCGCCTAATAATTGTTGCATCATTTGCTCATCATTTGCTCTTCCTTGCTGAACTACCTCTTCAGGGTCAATACCTTGTGAAGCTAACTCCTCTCTCATAGCCATCTCTTGCTGTTGTGCAGCCATTTCAGCTTCCATCTGTTCCTGCTGTGCCTTATCCATAAAGTATTTTTCTACAACATCTTTAGCATACCCATCTAATGGCTTACCTGCTTGATAAGATATTTTAAGAATCTCAAAAACAAAAGCCTGAGTGTTTTGCTCTTCTTTTGTCTTAGCCATTTCTTTATCAATAGCAATCTGTGATTGAGCCTTTAACTGCTGTATCTGAGCGTCAGATTGAGCCTTAGCCATCATTGACCTCTCCTGCACCTGAGCATTCATTTCAGAGTTCTGTTGAGCCTTTTCCATCTCTTGCTGCATCCTCTTATTCTTGGCTCTTGTAAGAAACAGTTCTTGCAACTTTACGTTATCTAATCTTCTAATCTTAAAGGCATCATCAAAGTCTATAAGATTATTAGATACTGATGTGTTAACTAATGAGTCAACATAAGCCTTTTCTGCATCGTCAGGAAGCATCTCTAACTTAAACTCAAAATACATATTAGAAAGCTCTGAGTTGCCAAAAAACTCTCTATACGCTGTACCACCATACACAACAGAGTCGTGTAAAAGGATTCCTATTTTCGTAAGCGTTTGTTCAGTAATCTCCAAATAAGAGTCATAGATAAAATCAGTAGCATTGTTAGATTCACGTATTTGAGATTCTAAAACACCTAATCCCATCTTAGGATTAACGCTTGAACCTTCTCTGTATTCATTGATACCTACCTCATCTCTAATCTTATTAACGTAAAAGTTATATACTTGTATTGCAGCATTTATCTGATTAATATTACCAATATTTGGTAATTCGTTAATCGGCAGTCCCTTTCTTTCTCCATCCTCGTCTACGCTGTTAAAATATATATTACCTGTCTGGTCGTACACTCTTTGAATCTCCAAAGGCTTTACATTACCTTGTCCAAGGTCTACCTCTTTAAGTCCTGATATATCAACAGCAATACCAGATGGACGTAACTTAGCAATCAACTGCTGAATCTTCATGTGCGTAAGTGTAATCATACGAACAGAAGAAGAAATCCTTTCAGCAAGTGGAGTGTTATTCATGCCTATATTATTGTGCATATAGACAGAATAACTAAAGTAAGACTTAGACAATTCCTTCGGGTCAGAAGGTCTAATCATTGGGCTGTTAGGCTTAAACTTTAAAAGTCTTTTAGATTGAGGAAGAAATACACCTGCGTATATCATCTCCATCTCTTTCTGTATAACAGTCTTATCTTCTCCTACGTTCTCAGGCTTCCCTTTCTTTTTTTCTACATACTTCCTATTGTCCCTATTCTTTTCTACCCAGAACATAGGTCTAACAGTCTTAGCCTCAAAGAACAACACCTCGATAGCATAGTCATCATAAGGTCTTGAACCTGGGTTCATGTACTCGTTCTTCCACTTAAATGTGTAGGGGTTTGTACAATCCTTAGAAGTTTTAGCTATATCAAACAACTGCTCTTCATTAAGCCCGAACTGCTTTCTTAAATCATAAAGTTTCATTGACTTACGATGCCCCATAACAGAAGCATCCCCTAAATCGTTTCTTTCGGAGTAAGAGCAAAAAAAGTCAATAGGACTTATAGCTTCTACGATGACTTCTCCTTCGCTTCCTGCTCTTGTATAAGTAACTGCATACCCTGCGTCTCTGATGTTGCAAAGAAGAGTACGCTTGATATCGGTCCAATTGTTGTTGTGCATGACCATAGAGGTTCCCCTTTCCATAATAATTTCTTCTGGGGTTCTGTAATCAACATTGAAGAAGATGTCAAGTTCGTCATAACTTTCAGGTTCAAAGGTTTCTCTATTTTTGTACAATCCTAAAGCCTCATCTGCCATCTTGTTAAACTCAGGCTCAAGCATTCTAAACTCAGCCATTGCCTTGTCGTATTTCTTTTTCTTTATGCTTACTGGGTCAACAGCTGTACATTTTGGCTTTTCTCTGCGCTTCATAAACCCACCAATAAGTACTTCCATAAACTTAGGAGCAATCATTGGAGGAGTCCAATCAAGGTTCACATACGACTGCTTACCATCAATATTGAGAAACTGCATATAGTCTCTCATGTCCTGCCTGCCAGTTGACAGCTTCATGTTCTTGGAAATCTCTACATTTCTCTTCTCAAAGTATTCATTACTAACAATAGAATGGACATACTTCGCCATCTTCTCTCCAAGCTCTGTATCAGATACACCATCAAGGTTTAACTGAAACTGTAATGTCGGGTTATAAAAGGGAGTCAAATTAAACTATTTTTTCAAAAATACAAAAACTATCTTATGTTGGCTATGTCAAAAGTTTGAATATAGGATATGGAATCCTTCTTTTCTTTCAACACATTTCTAACGTCTCCAGCCGCTGCAACAAGGGCAATCATAAACGCAACAGTAATATCCGACTTGGTTCTATTGAAATGGTCATACTCTAACATATCCTCAAGTATCTGCTCATAAAACATCTTATGGCTATAGTTGTCTATCCAAAACTGAGCAAGCTCTAGCTGTTTGTTTAGAGAAAATGGGTCTTTAGGAGACACACCCCACGTCTGTACGGTCTTGCCCTTTCTATTCGGGTCAATAACAGACTTTGGAGTTTTAGTTATATAGTTCTTGTACCCTTTGTCTATAAACCACTCAAAGTAATCGTCATTCGCATTTTCATAGGTAGCCTTGCATCCGTAGTAGTGAGCAGCCATAAGAATTTCCGAGTGAAACATATTCTTAGTCTTAGGTCTACCAACATACAAGGCAACTGGCATACCAGTATTCTCAGGGTCAGTATTGTCTAATTGCTCATATAGAACAGCCACACCCATTGAACCTTTACCAACGATAATAGTAGATGCGAAAGGGTCAACCCCCATTTTGTATATATGTGTATTGGTAGGAGTCCTTCCGCTATCTCCCCAAAACATAGCATTGGGTTCTTTAGGCTGTTTAAGTATAATCCATTTACCGTGTGGGTCATCTTTGTAATCTACCTTGTTGGTATCATGCCAACCAAAAGTAACTCTACGCAGTGGTGCTGGGTTATCTTTTAAGTAGTCCAACTGCTCTCTTATTAGTCCTACATTAAAGAAAGATTCTGAATCATCAGCAGCAAAGGCTTCCTCTTCGCTAAATGGCATCATTCTTTTTTCTTCAAGCCTCATCTCATCATCTTCAATAGCCTCTATCTTCTTTCTAAGATATTCCTTTGCACCTAACTTAATATCCTCTTTGGTAAGGGTAGTAGTTTCTAGCAGATATGCTTCCTGCTCTCTTGAGGGCCTATCTATGACACTCATCCCATACCTGTCTATAAATCCCTCATATCCATCAAAGGCAGGCTTAAAGTACCTGTAAAGCCCTGATGGAGTACTCTTGTGTGTAAAATGGTTTGATTCATTCCATAGCACTTTAAATCCTGCACCACCATCTTTCAGTTTATTTACCGTTGATGGCATTTCTGCAAAACCTACCTTCCTACTACCTTTCTCAAGTGTCTTTCTTACAATAGACCAATACCTTTGCACAGGTACGTCTGTAGGAAATTTACCACCTTCATCTATTAACAGCCTTGTATTCCTTTTAGAATCGTAACTGTTTAGCTTAGTATTTTTAAAATCTATCTGTGAGTTTAACCCTTCAGGTTTTTCTTTTATGGAAGTTTGCTGCTTCTTCTTAACCCTTGATACCTGCTTTAGGAATCTAAGTATCTTTTCTGGGTCATCACCTGCTGATATTTCGGGCTTGAGAAACAGCGGCAGGTTCCTAAATCCATATACCACCATCTCCTTAAATACAGACTTGGCATCATCACCTGTCTTGGAAACGATACCGCACTTAGCCTGCTCGGTGGTGGTAGCTGTATAGATTATATTAGATGACGCTTGTGAGGTAGCACCCTCACGTCTTGACTTAACCCTCAATATTCCAAGTACGTTATTTGACTTTTCACAGTAATCTAAAAATAGGTAGTACCTCCTATCGCAATCTCTGTACTGAGGTTTCTCGCCATTCTCTAATGTAAAGTAGTTAAGAAAATAATAGTATTTTCCTGTAACAAAAGTGGGGCTACCATTGTTCATAAACCAGTAACCATCCCTACACCTTGTCAGTTCCTGCATTATAAAGTTCCACTGCTCATCACCCCACAATGGCTTACCATCGTGGTCGTATTCCAAATCCTCGAAGTAGTCAGGTATTTCTGTATACCTAAAGTACTGTAGACTCTGCGGAAGATTGCTGTTCGTTATTTCCTGCGGATGAGGCTGCTCTGGAAGCTGATATGTTATTCCGTATATATTTAGGCTTGATTTTCTTGACAACTGTTTTTTCTTTTTTTACATAGTTAAGAATAGATTCCGCAAACGACTTACCTCTATCTGTCAGAAAGTAAAGGTATGGTTTTTTATTGTAGCTTTCTCTGCTGACAAGACCGAACTGTATTAGCCTTTTTGAAAACTTATAAATACTTCCTGAATCAATTGACATATCATCTGAGTATTTTTTAGCTGTTACTCCTTCAGGAAACTGAGAAAGATATAGCAGTACCCACATTTCATGCGGTCTAAGTTTAGTCTTTTGGCGCACAAGTGATAGCTTTGCAAATATCCTTGCCCATAGTATTACCTTAACAGAGTTTAAATTTATATTTTCGTTAGGGTCGTAGAACTTATGTTTAGACTTAACTTCTTTATATACCTTCTTTCTTAGTCCTGCTCTGTATGTTTTTCTAGCTTCAGCATACTTTACTTTAAGTCTTTCGTACTTCTTCTTGTACAGCTGAATATTCTTTTTAAGATGCCATCGTTCAGCACCTAACTTATACCACACCTTCTTTCTGCTTTTCTCTACTGTTACTCTTTGGTGCTTGTACTTTTCTACCAGCTTATTATATTTCGCTTCACTATTTTCTGCTCGCTTTTGGTCTTCAGCACTTCGTTTCTTGTATTCATCTACGATACGCTTTACCCTTGCAGCAGTGTACTTTTTGCCTGGTGTTATTTCCAGGTCTCCTCGTTTTGGTCGTCTTGCTTTCTGTACTTGTTCTTCCATTACTTTTTAATAAAATGTTCAATGGCGTTTTTAGCTACGTTAGGTTTTTCTTCATCTTTATCAACCTTCAGTTCTTTCTTTAACCAAAGTAAGTTCTGAGCTACGTCTTTACTATCCACCATAGCCTTCCATACCCTTTCAAATGTCTTATCATTCTTGGACTTAAATGATACGTACTCTCCGTTAAGCTCTTCTGCAAGTTTAACAAGTTGGTAGTTAAGGGCATGATACAGCCCTTGCAACCCATCTGTCTTATAGGCTTGAAGTTCTGTTTCTAATTCCTCAATCCTCTGATTTAGTTTCAGTATGTCTGTCATTATCTTTATTTTTTATTTCCCAATAATAATTGCAACTTCCATCTTTATTCATTGGACTTTCGCTAAAATACGATTGTCTAAAGTGATATGGGTCTGACATATACCTGTAACAGCTATGTCTTTTCTCGCAATCGGTTGATTTACACTTCGTTATGTCGGGCATTATACTCCTATTTTATGTTTATCAGTAATTTCAAATCCATTGTCAATAGCTATAATATCTTCCTCTTTAATCCTTACAAGTCTATGCTCACGACCTTTGTCGGCATATACCACTTCGTAGTCTGCCATTGTCTCTATAATTATAACATCACCTTCCTTTACTGGGTAGTCTTCTTCTGTTGATGATAAAGATTTTACAACTACTCTATTCTGCTCCTTTTCTTCTGACAGTTCTGTTAAGATAATAGACTCGGATTCTTTCTTGTGGTATATCCTTTCGGCTATAATATATCCTGGCATTGGAGTAGGAGTACCGTTATCATTAAAGTAGAAGAATATATGCTTTTCATTTACCCTGTAAACGTATAGCTTCTTATATCCGCCATACACAGACTCTTCTATTGTTGTAATCGTATCTACAAGATTGTGGTCTGCAAAGCAGTTATGCCAACATACAATCCGTGTACCCTCTTTTAGCTTTGAGTTACCGATATGCAACACGGTTGCATTTACTGTATTCTTTTCTCTTTCATTCCATCCGTAGTCTCTTTCGATAAATAGGGTAATATCTGTTCCTTCGATTGTGTGCGAGTATTTGTCTTCTTTGTCAACAACGACAAGAAGCTCGTTTCTGAGTGGTTTGTAGTATAGGGGTAGTTTCTAAAAACCAAACCGTATGAAAACCAAACTATCTTATGGGTAAACCAAGATTTCGATAGCGTATGCGCTAAGGATACCATCGGCTGCTGTACCTGCTGCGCCTGTGCTAACAGTAATTACATCGGCAGATGTTCTTGCTGTTACTACATCTTTTACAGCAGTGATAGCACCAGTGCTACCAGAAGACATAACAAATGTTTTGTCAGCTGTAAATGCTGCTGCAAGGGTAGCTGTGTACACCCCCGTGTTGCTACGAGCCCATACTACAGCTGCACCTAAGCTGTTCTCAAGAACAGTAGCTGTAGGAGCTGAAGTAGATGTTTGGGTAACGAGAGCACGATAAGCTTTAACTGCTACGTTACCAGCAGGAGCAGAGCTTGTAACAAGTGACCATACACCTGTAAGTCCAGGGAAAACATCAATGCTATTTGCTGTTCCTGCGCCTAACCATTCAAATATTCCGTAATCTTTTACAAGTACGGTATAATTTTCACGACCTGAAATTGTAGCCAGGTCAGCTGTTGTGTCCACGAATCCTTGTTTGTTAGAACGTGGTTTAAATTGTACTGCCATTTTTTTTTGTTTTTAAAATTTTAATATTATGGGTAAACTCTAATTTCAACTGGATGCTTATCAATAAGCGGAGTTGTTGCTATTGTGCCATCATGTAAGAAAAATCTAAATTCAACTCTACGTGCTGGAGATAGATTCCCTCTAGCTCCTGTAACAATCATTGGTTGCCCTCCGTTATTATATCCTATTGTGCTAATAAATGTTTTATCTGTTGTAAATACATCTCCTACATCACTTGTTCCTCTAAATACACCAGTTCCAGGATTTGACCAGCTAACTGTTTGTCCTAATGTATTTCTAAGAACAGTTGCAGTAACAGAAGAGCCATCAAAAGATATTAGTGCTGTGTAGACTAAGTAAGGTTCTGCTCCTATATCACTGGTGAGGGCAAGAGTACCTTCAGCATTAGGAAGTTGAATTATTTTACTTCCAGTAGCATTAGCGTTTCTAAGTCTAGTTGTTCCACCAGTAGCATTCACTAATCTTAAAGCACCACCTTGAGCACTAAATGCCTCTACTCTTGCTGCACTTGAATCAGATGTACTTGAAGTTGAAACAAATCCTCCGCTAGCTCCAGAAATAAATACGCTGGTACTTGTTGTAGCTCCAACATCGGTAACTTGCTGTAAGCTAGGAGTAGAAGTGCTAATAGCACCTGCACTGAGTACGTTCCAGTTACCAGCTGTTTGACCAGGAGTATCTACTGTAGCACGAAAACTTGAACCAGCAACTACAGCAGTAGTACCCATAAACCCACTAGCAGAGCAAAACCAAATATCTCCCTTCATAATAGCACCAGCAGTACCGCTACCACCTGTAGTAGGCCATGCACCAGGAGACGTAAGTCCAGGAGTAAAGTTACCTCTGTCATCAAGAAGTCCAGTAACCAATGCGTCAGCATATTGCTTAGTAGCTCTTACAGAAGGATATTTAACATCACTTGCAGCATCTGTAACAATATTTGTAGATTTGTTAGCTTGGTCTTCTGCTGTATATGCTAACAGCCCTTCAGCGGATTGAAGCACTCTGCTCCAAAATCCAACTTTACCAGCAAAAATGTTTACCGAGTCAACAGTACCAGATACTATCCACTCAAATACTCCTAAGTCTTTTACGAGTACTGTATAATTATCTCTACCCTCGATTTTAATGAGGTCAGCAGAGGTGTCTACAACACCTTGCTTGTTACTTCTAGGCTTTAATATAACTGCCATTTTTTATTGTTTTATTGGTTATTACTTATTTTTTCTTTGGAAGTACCATAATTGTGGAACAAGAACAGTAGTCCCTGAGCTGATAAACTCTACTCTATAATACGGAGCTACAGGACCAGTCTTAGTGATAAAACTTGTATTTTTTGCAACATTTGATAATGATACACTATCTGTTCTGATATAATCTACCCCATTAAGGCTTTGCGTAAGTACCACTCTACCAGCAGCTGTTCCAGATACTCTAGTAATTATAGGCTGTAAAATAACACCATCAAGAATAGTTGAAAGTGCAAGATTAACAACAACTGTATCAGCATTAGTAAGGGTATCCGCCCCTACAAATGGAACAGAATACGTTGGCTGGGAGTAGGCGCAACTAACACCTAACAGCATAGCCAAAGACATTAAAACTTTCTTCATTACGAATATTTTTGTAAATGTAAGGTTATTAGCTGTTATTAGTACTTAATAATATAAACACTTTAAAAAAAAGGCCCGACAAGTAGAAACAAGTCGGGGACGGCTTTTATTGAGATACCACAAATATACAACATTGTTGCAAAAAAACAAAATAAATTATTTTTTTATTTTAGCTGTTAACCATAACTTTGATACATCAGGAACAAGTCCTGATAAGACACACTACTTACTCAAAGTAGTTACGGCTTACAAGAGATAGAGGTTTACCCTATCAATCCTAAGCCCAGAAGTCGGGTAATAACTGTCACCATAGACAGCCAAGTGTCCCCGATAGTGTCGAAAAGAGTTTAAGAACATAAAGACCCTTAGAGGTAACAGCTGTTAACCATAAGAGTACGGTTACAGGAACATAGGGCTGTTACGAAGGTGTACCACCAAGGTGGCAACGTACGGTCTAAGGCATAAATCTTAAACTAATGTAAGCGAAATACAACCCGCACTAAAGGGGATTCTATGCCCCTACATATCCCATCAATACCCCTACCAATTAGCTGTTAATCAATATGCTCAATAACATTTTTATTGTTAGTATGCATGATTTTGAGAATGACTGAAATATACGAAGAGTCAGGGTTCCCCCTCCCCCCTGCACACCGAATCGCATCGGGGAAACGCTTTCTGCCGACTGGGTAGGTGCGTTTAGGATTCGGCGAAGCGTTATTTGCTTCGACTAACTACTAATTTTAAAAAGTAATAAAGGGAAACTAAATTCAATTTATTTGCTTGTCTGTTTACTTACATATCAAATAAATAATACTTATTAATTATATTTATATTTTATATGTATGGATTATATTTATAGAATGTGTTTATAGATTGTGTTGATAACCTTTCCTTTCCTTTCCTCCTTTCCTCCTTTTCAACTACCTTAAAAAATATCCCTTTAATATGTTTGCAAATTTGTTGCCTGGTATTTTTAACAGATAGTTTTTGTATCTGTTTATTTTGCTTCATTAATATGTAAAATGTTCTTTTTGCTAAAGAATTTAGTATCTGTTATTTGTTAGATATTATCTAATGCCCCTCTACGATGCCATTTGATAATTTCTAATAAAACAGTATTATTTTAGACGTTTTCGAAATATCAACATTTGTGAAAAATAGTTGTATTTTTATTTGGAAAGTATTATTTATTTGTAGTACATTTGTAATGTTATTTAATTATTCATTATTCATTCATTAAACAAACAAACAATGAACACAATCACAAACGGTACACAGTTACCACAAGAAACGAAAGAAACGAAAGTTTTATTTTCAGTCAATCATCTTATTAAAGAGGGGGAAACGGCGAAGCAATTAAAGAAACGACTAGACGCGGAAAAAAGAAAAGCAACAAACGACGCGGGAAAAGACATGGCAAAGGCAATACGCCAAAGTTTCTTTTCTTTAGATGTTATTCGCCTAATGTTTAAAGAACACGCAAAGGTAGAAAGTGCGATTTTTTGCGCTAATTTATCCGCTGAAATAGGCAAGATTATTACAATAGATGACGTCTATAAATTACCAATACGTAATTATATGGATTTTGTAAAAGAAACGGAAGCCACGCGCGAAATGATACGCGGAGGAATAACACCTACTGAATTTAAGAATATCATAACACGATATTATAGAGGGACAAAGGTAGATGCAAAGATTAATGAAGATGCAAAAGTAATGTTATCTAATATCTTAACGCATAATACTGAAATTTAACGCGGACGCGTCCCTTAGCGCGTTGAAAACAGACGCGCGTAAATATCGGATATTTTGGGACGCGCAAAGGTCGAATAATGTCAGGCAAAGGACACGACCATAATTTGAAGAAACGTTATAATATATGAGGACAAAGGACGCGGAGTCCCCTCATTATGGTAAAACCACGCGCGGCGCGTTATAACGTAAATTTACTTTACTACTTTGCAAGTTCATTGACATAAAGGAAATTATTGCACATTGTAACTAACTTAATATAAGGGAAAAACATGTGCGCGTACATTGGCCGACCTTTGTACGTGGTCTATTACTTTTGTAGGTAATATTCATGTAATATGGGAACGTGGAAATTATTACATAAAATCATAATTGCAGCCAACAAACCAATTCATATTTAAGTAATGGCAAGGGCAAAGTTTGCCCTATACCTATACTCACCTTGATGTCGAAACAAAAGGTATTGCTTAAATATTTTTAATACTATTCAAGGGAAAGCGCAAGGCGCATGGTGTTAAGGGTTCGAGTCCCTACTTTCCCCTATTTATTAACCACTAAAACAAAACAAACATGAAATACTTATTTCACTTAGACGCATCAATGGTAAAATGTTTAGAAGATAATAATCTAAACGTAAAAGTAATTGAACGGGACACAACAGATGGTCTATTTCTTGTTAAGGTATTAATAGAAAATCATTACGATGCCTCTAACTTATTTTGGGCAGGTGCGAAATGGGCAGAACAGCATCATGATGTAAAAGAAAAAATAAACTATTAACCACTAAAACAAAACAAACATGAAACGCAAACTAGTAATTAAGGAAATCGCATGGGTATTATTTGTAATTATTGCAGGGCTGTATGTGGCAGGAATGCTATCTTCTTGCACTAGATACTACACACCACATCAGGCAGCAAGCACAGGCGGTAAAACTTGCAGCAAATGGAATTCAATTCGTTAATAAAATAAACTAAACACAATGAAAAAGTTATTATTTATTATCATCATCGGACTATTTATGTCAAGCTGTTCAACTTATATAAATGTAGGTGAAGGTGGCAGGTGTAAGGTTCCAGCCCCTCGAAAGTTTGAACGTACAAAAGTATTCCCAACTCGTTCGCATCCAATGTATAGAATGGGGGTGCACTAAGTGATGTTTGTTTTGTGTGTGAAGGCCCGTAACAGGTAATGCTGACGGGCTTTTTTATTTTACAAAATTAGACAAATCTATTTTACATATTTTAAAACTAAATAAAATGGAATTTAAAGCACATGGATATTATACAGTTTCTAACTGTGGTGGATTTGAAGTAATGCTATCTGACTGCGGAACGATGGCAAAAGTAAGGGACGCATTCGGGTCTGACAAGCCAGAAACTTCTGATTGGCTGCCAATAGAATACGTAACAAATGAGGATGATGGAGATTTGCATCCAGTAATTGACCCAACGGGATACGACATCCCATTAAACTTAGTAATAAGAATTAATCGATAAACCTAAAACTTTACAAATGGTACAGATACCTTGCACAAGATGTGGCAGAAATATGCCAGAACTACGCCTAACACGATGCGGATATAGTACTTGTATATCATGCAGTAACACTCAACCCGTTGGCTGCATACCTGTAACACGTAAAGGCTATGGCGTAATGTCAGGAATGAAACATAATTAATCACTCTAAAAACAAAACAACATTGAGACAGATTAAAAAGCATTTCGATACGCAGAGACAAGCGGAGAACTATTTGAATATACTCTACGGAGTGTACGACTATGTTAAACTAATCCGCTTTCCAATGCTAACTGAATCAGGTACTTATATATTTGAAGTTCACTAATTAGTAAACCAATAAACAAAACAACATGGCAACAACTAAAAAGAAAACATTTACCTACAAAGAATGTGGTAAAAACTATTTAATGGAAGTAGAGTTTGGAATACAATTCAAGGGAACAGATAACGAATACTTTACTATTACCGGGGATGTAATGGAGCAGGTAAATTCAAAGTTAGGTGTAAGCAAATATGGCGAGGAATACAAGTTAGTAGATGGGAAGTATTATGCTGAATACATGGGCGGCTGCATACATGATGAGATTAAAAAAGTAACTAGAGAATTCAATGACCTAATTCCAATGCACCTAGCAAAGTTAAATGGTATGCCGATGCACGCCTTCGCTAATGGATTCTACCATCTTAAACATGGGTTCAATGACACTCCTACGGGCAGTGAAGATTTCAAGGTAAGGTTCTGTGACTATTACAGAATACCTTATGATGTGTTTGACAAACTTATAGAGACTAACAGCCAAGAAGATTACGCTGTTGTGCTTATGAACAATGGAGTAATAGATAAATGGATGGATGATGCAAAATCAGTAATAGAAAAATACCAACTATAAATATACTACAATGCAATACATATTCCTTATCTTAGCAATAGTATTATTCGGATATGCTGATGAGCAACCTAACTGCATAATAGGTGGGGTGTTATGCCTAGCCTTTTCTGTATGGATGTTTGCAATTCCGCATAAAGAAAATAAACACAAACGTAAACGTAGGGTAGTCAGCAACCTGCCAAAAGCTGACAGTCTTAAGCACTGTTCTAAGGTCTAAAGAACGTGGCACAAACATTCACAAACATTTAAAAACAAAAACTATGTCACAGACAACTATCTCCAACGACTTACTGAAAGCTATTTATGACAATGGCAACGACGCTGTAAAGGACTATGTACTGTCCGCAGTACCCGACTTACTAGCTACATCAACAGATGGCTTCGTGCTTAACATCGACTCGGATTCGCTCTCACGCTTTGTTGATACGCTGGATGTATCCGATTACAATGACACACGCCTAATCGAGGTAATCAATAATACCGCATCTGGTAACGAAGCAGGACATGGATTCTATCTTCACAGACAAGGGGACAGCGTACAATGGTACACTGCACCTACTAAAAAGGGTAAGGCTGTTCGCCTCGTGCCTGTATTTGCAGGTACTGACGCAGAACAACACCTAGTTGACCTCGGATACACACAACTCTAATATCTCACAAATCAGCAGGGTAGTACATCTGCCCTGCTTTTTATTCACTTAAAACAAAAATAACATGGATAAGAATAAACAGCAAGATATGCACGGAGCAATTATGAAAGCAAATGACAATATACGGTGGGAGATTGAACAAAAGATTGAACTGATAAAAATATACTTGTCTGAAGCTGGATATAGTGATGAAGATATAAACGAATATTTGGACAATACAACATTCCATTATTAATCACTTAAAACAAAAACAAATGTTCACGTACAACACAAAAGACAGAATGCGTAAAGCAAACTGTTACTACTCAGTAGAACTAGAAGGCATGGAAAACGTGCACATAAGGGGTGCAATGTTCGGCTACTACAAATCAGGTAGCGATAAAGAAAGAGATGAAAATGATAGATGGCCCGATGATGGTCTTATGCTAATGAAGCCTGGTAAACTGCTAAAGAAAATGGCTGAAGCAACAGAAACTGATGTAACCGACCTTGATATCGAAAATGCTGTCAATCGCCTAAAGAACATCATCTCTATCCACGGAGACGAGCATGGTGAAGGTGGCGAATTACCTATGCTATGTATAGTAAAAGGCGAACTGATAGGTGCTTACTATCTGGAAGATAACTACCTCGAAGGAATAGGCAATCTCGGAAGTAGTTGTATGCGGTATGAAAGCTGCCTTCCTGCATTTAGAATATACGAGGACAATCAGGATTCTATATCAATGCTGGTACTCAAATCACACACAAACAAAGTAATTGCAAGGGCTTTACTATGGAAGCTCAATGCAGAGTACTACATGGATACTGTTTACAGCATCAAGGACAACTACAGAGATATGCTTATTGACTATGCAAAGCGTCATGATTTCTTCTACAAATCGCAGCAGTCCTGCCATCACAATGTATTTGACAGGAAGGGGGATGAGCATATAACTCCTTTCATCATCAGCGTACCCATCAACTTCGACACATCGTGGAAGGTGCCATACATGGATACTATGTTCTTTGCTGTCAAGCGTGATGACCAATGGTATGCTACTAATTGTGCAGTTGAATCCGATACAGAAATATACAGAATGAGAAGTACTGGAGGTAGGGCTGAGACAAGATGGTACCCTGCTGAAAACTATCTGCTACACATGGAGGTATCATTCTCGCTTCTGCATAAAACATTCGTTTCTGATGCGGCTAAGAAGTGGATAGATGATAACGACATAAGAGATATACCTAACAGCGTTATGAAGGATGTCATTAAGGATGATGAAAGCGGTAACTCCGACTACCGCAGATACTTCTTATTTGAAGAAGAAGAAGAGGAGGAAGAAGATGAGAACATGGTTTACTGCGAATACCTAGGAGAGTACAGAGACTATGACGACTGCACTTACATAAACAGAGGTGAGAGAAGAGATGAGTATGTGCTTAATGAAGATGCTGTTGAAGTACGTGGAGACTATTGGTATTCAGGAGATTCAGATATTGTATGGGTTGATTCTGATGGGGAATACTACCACGTAGATGACACATTCTTCTGTGAGTATAATCAAGATACTTACTACATTGGCGATGCAGTATACGTAGAAGACTATGGGGATGTGCATAGAAATGACGTAGAAGAAGTAGCTGTTCTTATTGATGGCACATGGTATAATAAAGACAACTGTGTTCAATGTGCAATCAGCGGTGTATGGATGCAAGAAGGGGATGAGCAAGAGCTTCCAGATGGCAGATTAGTAACGCAGGATGAGTACGACAAGTTTATGGAAGAGAATCAAGAAGAAGAAGAAGAGAGACCTTAATCATTAACAATTAAAACAAACAACATGATAGACAATTTATTTAAAAGCATCCTTGAGGTGCAGTCATACTCAGGCAGAGTCGAACGTATGACACAACTGATAACCAATTTAGCCAAGTCATTCGGTGCTACTGTTAAGATAGACAATGGTAATGTGTACGTAACCAAAGGTAAGCCGAAAGCAAATGGCTATCCATGTATGGTGGCTCATACAGATACTGTCCACGACATTGTTGCTGACAATGAATACTCCGTAGGATATGACACTACAAACGGAATCATATATGCTTACAATCCAGTTAAGCGTAACTTCACGGGTATCGGTGGCGATGATAAGGTAGGTATCTACATAGCCCTAGCGGCAGTGCGAGACTTCGACAGCATCAAAGCTGTATTCTTTAGAGATGAGGAGATAGGATGCGTAGGCAGTGGACTTGCCGACCTGACATTCTTCTCCGATTGTATGTATGCCTTGCAGTGCGATAGACGTGGCAATGGAGACTTCATCAACAACATCAGCGGTACCGACATATCATCCGCAGCCTTCCAAAATGATATTAAAGACATCATAAAAAGACACGATTACTCCTTTACCAAAGGTATGACAACAGACGTTGGTAAGCTGACATCGCTTGGCGTAGGCATAAGCTGTGCTAACATGAGTTGCGGCTACTACAATCCGCATCAGCCTGAAGAGATTATAGTAGTAGATGACGTAGAAAATTGCAAGGATATGGTATATACAATAATTTACAGCTTAGACAATAAGTATCCTCATACACCACCACCAAAGCCTGTATATTCTGGCAAAGATTACTATGGCAATCCTTACAATTTCGGTAGCTTTTATGACGAAGCTAAGGTAGAGCCTAAGTCTTACAAGACGTATGACAATAATGACTTTGTACACATTGACTTCCCCTTTGAGGATGAGCTGGTAAAGATGACAGATGCCGATATATACGACTACTGCATAGCTACATTCTTCGGTTACTATTACATGGGTAATGGTGTGTATCAGTATGAAGATGAGCAAACACTTGATTGTGTGTATCAAGGCAAGGCGGATATGGACCTTCCATCACTTGAATCGTTGCTTGATAAAGATGAGTTGGAATGGTTGTACGAACAAGCAGACCAGATAGAACAGCAAAGAGATTATCTGATAAGCAAAAGCAAGACAGGGTGCGTATGCTGTGGTACTAAAAAGATAAGTGAAGACAGCAAACTATATTATGATGGTATGTGCTACCAATGCTACAATCAAAAAGCGTTTGGGTGGTAGGGTTCACTCTCACGCTTTCTTGGTCGACTTACCGTTGGCTCCTTGCCTTGCTCGGTTCTTCGACTTATGCTCCTTTACGAGCTTACCACTCTTGGTATGGCTCATATCCATATCATCCCCATTGCCATACGTTCCAGCCTTTCTGTTGGCTTTATTCAGCTCAGAACGGTACTTGCGCTGCTTGGGGTTCTTATTGTAGAGGGCATCGTAAGCCATCTTACGCTTCTTAGCGTCAGGGTTCTTATCGTAGTATTGTTGAGTCTTAGCCATAAGCAAATATAATAATTTTTAATAATCACTAAAACAAAACAAATGAACACTAAACAATTTGACGTTATCTCTCCTGATGGATTCTCCATCCACCCATCCGATGTTTATCCAACTAAAAAGAAAGCCATTAAGGCTTTTGAAGATTGGAAGAAACGATACGAAATACAAGGGTATTACAGTTCCATGAATTATGGCAGAATACCACTTGATGAACTGCATAACTATATAGAAATCAAATCAATTAACAACTAATAAAACAAATCTTATGTTCATAGAATTAACAGAATTAAATGGAAATAAATTTATAGGGAATATTAATGAATTAAAACGTGTATTCATTACATCTGAAGGAAAAACTGCGGTTTCTGGATGGAATAATAATGGTTATTTTGAAGTACAAGAAGACTACGATGATGTAATTGACAGGATAAACCTAATACAAAGCGCTGATTATCTTAAAAGAAAAGTTCTTAGAATTTATGACAATTAAAACAAATAAACATGATTCAAACAACAATCAAACAAACAATCAATGTGCTAGGGATAGACTTGGATATTGACTTTGACATAAACTATAGCATAGAGAATAGTGGGATAGGCGGCTATGAGTATATGGGCTTCAGTGGGTATGATAAAGGATACGACTACCCTGATATTCAAACAGTATCATGGGATGAAAGCCTATACGATACATGGCAAAATACTGAAATCAAAAGGCTGTCCAAAACTAGTGACTTTGATGAAAGCATATATAAAAAAATAAAAATATGAAATTACTAATCAAAAGCCTTATTAAGGCGACAAAAAGAAAACGTAAATCACAACGTATAGAATCATGGAAAGATATTATGCACAGATATAAAGACCTTCCAGATGGAGAGTTTATTGATGAATTACTGGAGAAATACCACCCTCCACTAAGAAAAAATACTATCTAAATTTTGATAATTAAATTAAATATACTATATTGCATTAAATTGTTTCTATATGATAAAGTTTATAACAGTATTCGGAATATTCGCATTTGCTTGTTATCTCTGGGCATTAGTACTAGAGATAAGAGAGTGCATATCTAAGAAAAATTTTGATTGATACATAAGCCCAACAGGTGATGTGTCTACATCTGCCTGGATTTTTTAACCACTAAACTAAAAACAAATGAAAGGAACTTTAATAACAGTTAACGGAATACCTCACGCCTACTCAGAGTTCTTAAACATGGCATTCGAGCTGTCAATACAAGACAGAACAGAACTGAAAGACGACTGGCAGGGAAGCGAGTGTCTATTCAATACAGAACTTGGCTACGCTAAGATTATACCTGATAGTATTATACCAATTAGTAAAAATTAAAAACCAAACACAATGAACAATCTAGTAGAACAAATGATTGAGATAGTTGAGTCAAACGCAGTAGACAACAAAGCTGTCATCCCTGATGTGGAGTCATGGGCAATAGCCTGGAGGGAAGAGTCGTCTAATGATAAAGTAACATCAAAGACATACGACCACCATTTCAATAGGCAGGTTGAGATGGCTAAGATTATAGGAACATACTCTGGATTTATTAAGGCATTACTAATAGACATAAGAACGCATAGAAAATATCCTGCAAAAAACGAAACAGACTTCTTGAATTATCTTGAAACGGAATGCACAAAGACTGATGATGAACTTAAAGATAAGTGGAATAAATTGTTTAACTAATTAATATGCAACTAAAAGTAATAGAAGAAACCAAAACAATAGAGTATAACAACGAGTCGATAATACTAAGCAGAAAAGAATATCAACTACTAAACTATCTTTATAATAACAGCGGCAAGGTTATAAGCAGGGACATACTAATGAAAGACGTATGGGATTATGACATTGTTTTGGACACTAGAACAGTAGATGTTCATATCAGAAAACTTAGAAAGAGACTGCCAGGTATACAGATAATTACAAGAAAATGCTTTGGTTATATGTTAATAATTGATTAAACCCAATACACAATGACAAAACAAGAGTACTTAAATTACAAGCAGACCGACCAGATGGCTATTCTGTATCACTTCTACAAGGAAAGATTCGATAGATATAAACATAAACCTTTCCTGCAAAGAAAAGAATTTGATACCTTTGCTACAATGGTAATGGATTTAGGATTGGCTTACCAAAGAGCCGAAGAACATTACGATGCAAAGTTTAATGTAATACAACTCGCTGACAAGGAAGGCAAAATAATAATGACATTATAAATCTTTAACAGCTCCCTGATGAAATAATTCTAAAACTGTTAGTAATTTAATTATAATCAAGAGGAACAGGGGGCTGTTATTTATTAAACAATTAAAAACAAACATCATGAACATTTACAGAATCCAAACAACTTCTTTTGATGAAGAAGATTTCTACATTCAAACTACATTGAATGATGAGCAATTAAGAAAAGTAATTGAACCTATTGTCGAATCAGAAAGAGAGGATGAAAGTGGGGAAACATTCTACGAAAACGAATATTATGTAACTAAACTTTCAGAGGCATACCCTAATGAAGTTGTAGAATTTTATCAAGAATTTGAAACTATAACAATCTAAAACCAAACAAATGAAACAGTTAATCTCAATTCAAAGCGAACTCAAAGCCCCAAAGAATCAATTCAATTCTTTTGGCAAGTATCATTACCGTAATGCAGAGGATATCCTTGAAGCATTAAAACCTATCATGTTAAAGCATGGATGTACGCTGACAATCTCTGATGAGATAAAGATGGCAGGAGATATTATGTATGTGGAATCTAAGGCTACGCTATGCCATGAAGGAGATTGCGTATCTGTAACAGCACAAGCAGGTATAGACCTTAATGCAAAAGGTATGTCGGCTGCTCAATGTTTCGGTGCGTCTGCTAGTTATGCCAGGAAGTATGCACTCGGTGGCTTGTTCTTATTAGATGACAGCAAAGATGCTGACGCTACCAATACTCATGGCAAAGATTCACAACCTTTGCAAGATGCCCTAAATAAGCTGTCAGGTATGAATAGTAAGGCAGAAGCTATTGAGTGGGCTAAGACACTACCCGATAGCGTTAAGACACACGACTCCTTCAGACAAGCATTCAGTAAGAAGTTCTAATGATATTGTAATGTTTGCCAATGGTTCTGACATATTCAACGCTTCGGCTTCATGCCGTAGTATCAGTAACTAGGAACGGTAAAAGATTGATGGCAAACTTATTAAGTATTATGAGCAGAAAACTAGACATTTTTATACCCGATAACGTATAAAATACCCATCACTAACCTATATTATACCCGATAGCATATAATTATTATTCACTAAACCAAACCGTTATGAAAGTAACAGAACAAACCATCAAAGACAGACCGCTGTCCTTCTCCTCCATCAAGGAGTTTATGAGGTCGCCAAGACACTACGTCAAGTACCTTACACAAGAACGCAAGCAAACAGAAGCTATGCTGTTCGGGGCTGTATGCCACAAGTTAATACTTGAACCTCAATACTTCGAGAGTGAGTACATCGTTGAGCCTGAGTTCAACAAGCGCACCAACCAAGGCAAGGAAGACTACCAAGCATTCCTTACTTCCATCGAAGAGAAGAAGCTGACACCTATCCCACCAGCTACAATGCTAAAGGCTAAGGAACTTGTAACACAATTTATGGGTACACCTGCTCATAACTTTGTTAAAATTCTGTCTGAAAAAGAGCAATGGTTCGACATGATTCACGAGACAGGACTACCTGTATGTGGATACATTGATGGCGTAGGAGATGACTTCAACCTTGAAGTTAAGATAGTAACGTCTGCCGATACTGATGACATCATCAGGGACTTCTATAAGATGAAGTACCATATCCAAGCAGCTATCTATAACTGGACAAATGGTAAGCCTATATACTATCTTGTAATTGAGAACAACTTCCCTCATCTCAGTCGCATATTCAAGGCATCTGATGAGTATGTAACGGAAGGTAAGAAGGCATTTGATAAGGCTATGACAGACTTTAAGTTCTGCTTAGATACCGACTCATTTGACTTAGGCTACGAGTTCTATACAGGAATAGAGCCAACTATATTGACACTACCTGGATGGGCAAAGAAAGGAGGAGACGATGACTAAACTTCTTCAGTTGCTTAACTTTAACGGATATAAGATTAACCTTGTATATCTTCTTGGTGGCATTATTGTACACACATTCCTTTTACTGTATCTATATGGATGTATAGTAGGATTAGTAGAATGGATAAAAGAAAGGAGGGCAAGATGATTAAAACTTTAGTATGCCTAACGTATAAACTAGGTATTGGGGTAATGGCTTTCTATCTGTTAGCCTTCATTGTCGTAGGTATAGCAGACTTTATTAACTACATAAAACTTAAATTCAAATGACAAAAGAACAAGACCTTGTACTTGTGCCTAACGACTGGCTCCCTCCTAATGCACTAGCTTTATTCTGCCAAGACAAAAGAACAATGAACAAACACTCAGCCGAGTTCTATACTGACGACCTTAACTATGGTGGAGATGTATTCTATATCAATAAAGATGGCTACCTGATACACGAACAAACAGAGATGTACGTTACATCAGGAGAAGATGGACCACTAGCAGGGCACACCTGCCTATGCGTAGATACCATCCACAAGCCAATGGTAAATCATAGACTGAAAAAACTTTATTCCCATGTTATGAATAAAATTTGTATATTGCGTGTTCAATTCAAGGATAACGCAATAGTAGAAATACAATCAATTATCAAGCCATGTATACAATAGGAACAGCGATAGACACCGTACTATCCGAATTAAAAGAAAAGACAGGCATCCATTGGTCAGCACAACTTACATCAAAAGGATTCATCGTTTATAGAAGACCACAGCCCGATGAGTTCGTAGTTTCTGAATACAACAAGTGGAGAGATGCCTGCTGCTCTTTATTTGACGTAAGCTACGACCAGCTTGACAATGACGACAAGAGTAATATATACGTTGCCCCTCGCCATTGGTGCTGGTACATGATGGCATCTGTTTCAATGCTTAACATTGACAGCATAGTAAAGCTGTTAAACAATCAAAAGAACAGGACATCAGTGCTTCACGCCATCCGCAAGATTCACTTCTATATCCACCGTAAGAACCCAGACCGTAAGTCTATGGAGACATTCAACAAATTACTAAACTTTTATCAAAACCAATAATTATGCAACAAGCAGAGTTCGTAAAAAACCTTTACATTAAGAAAGGTAAGTATGGCACTAAAGTATCTTTCAAAGTAGATGCTTTCATTGAAGAAATCAAATCCAAGAAAAACAAAGATGGCTTTGTTAACATTGAGATTAAAGAGTCTAAGTCTGGTGAAAAGTTATACGCCGTATATGACACATGGGAACCTAAAGGTGGTCAAGCAAGTGGTCAAGTAGGTGGTCAAGCTAAAGCTGTTAAACCATCATACCAATCTAAAACTAATGATGATTTACCATTTTAATCTGTTATGAAAGAACATCAAGACGTAGGGCCTATTGGCAAATACTTGTATAATAAAAACATGAGAGAAAATACGCCATTCCAAATAAGCGGTAAGAAAACAGGGTACATCCTTGATGGCGAAATAATACCAGCAGAGCAGTTCAGTCAAATGTTCCCTCTTGAAATTATACGACCCGATGCCAAAGGCCCGAACCCTTGTGTTAAAAACAGGTGGAGGTCAGGACAAAAAAGTTATTAAATGCAATTCACTCTCACAAATGCCAAACGTAACATTATTCAAAGATATTACCGACACCACGACCCCTCTACTTCAACCAGTAGAGCGTGTGCTCGGATACATAAAAGATGGAAGATGGAAGGATAAGGTTGAAGCCATAAGAAATTGTACTGATGAAGAGCAGCAAGACAAATTAAAACTTACCCTGCCCTGCGTATTATACGCTGGAGAGTTTACCATCAGCGTAAAGACCGACAAAGGAACAGATACTTGCAGAAAGGATGAATGCCTGGCAAAGCATAGCCACCTTGTACCCATTGACATTGATGACATAGACAATATAGACGAAATAATAGAAACGCTAAGGAAAGACCACTTTATATATGCTCTATGGAAGTCTCCGACAGGTAAGGGATGTCACGGACTTGTGAAAATTGGTGACGGAAAGAACCACCGTAGGCACTACACATCATTACTGCAAAAGTATAAGTTCTTAGATAGCACAGCAAGAAACGAGTCAAGAGTTTTGTTTGCATCATACGACCCTGATTTATACATAAACCCACGAAGTAGCACATACTACCAAGTAGAAGATGAGCCGAAAGCAGTTACTGAATCGGCTCTTCCCATCTCAGGACAAGGCTTCACAGACTACAAGAAAGTAGATGTAGCTTGTAAGATGGTAAGGCTTGCTACAGATGGAGAGAAGCATAACGTACTACTAAAGGCATCTGTTCTTCTTGGAGGATATATAGCTTCAGGAAAGGTAGAAAGAGAGGTAGCTGAAACGCTACTGTACCACGAGATTAGCAAGAGGGACATTAAGAATGACAGCACTGCTAAGAATACTATCAGCGATGGTATTACGTATGGTATGATGATGCCTATTCATGAGATGGAAGAAAAATACGCAGAGGCTATTGAGTTTGTTGGCTCTTCTGAAGATGAGTTAAACTTCCTAAGCAAGACAGATGATGATGAACTGTATATCAGAAAGTTTAGGCAAGGATTAATTGAAACTGGTAAAGGCTTTGGATACGAGGAACTAGACAAGCACTTTGTACTTAAGGAGGCTGAGTTCTATGCTTTTGTTGCCCACTCAAATGTAGGTAAGACGACAAGTATTCTATGGTTTCTGTTAGTATCTGCTGTTAATCATGGATGGAACTGGATGATATATACAGGGGAGAATACGCCTGCTTCTATTAAGATGAAACTGATAGAGTATCTTACTGGCAGGAAGATTAAAGAAGTGCCTGAGCATTGGCTTAAATACGCTATACGCTTCGTTAATGACCACTTCTACTTGATTACTAATGATAAGACGTATGAGTATAAGGAGCTGTTAGGATTCGCTGAAACGCTCTCTAAGAGAAAGAGTCTTAAAGGTATCTTTATAGACCCTTACAACTCCTTAAAGGCTAACATATCAGCTACTAAGACTAAGTATATCTATGACTACGAGGCTTATAGTGATATGCTGGCATTTACCAACAGAACTAAGATAACGCTATTCCTTAGTGCCCATACCAATACAGAAGGTCAGCGGATGCTTGATAATGATGGTAATCAGAAGATGCCTCATGCTACGATGGTTGAGGGTGGGGTTGCCTTGTATAACAAAGTACACAACTTCATCGTATTCCATAGGAAGATTAAGGATGCTGACAAGTGGATGTTCACTGAGATTAGTGTAGACAAGGTAAGGAATAAGGATACTGGCGGTGAGCCTACTATAAAGGGGCAGCCTATACTTTTGAAGATGAATAAGGCTGTTGAGTTTGTAGATGAGCAAGGCAGGCTACCATTTGAAAGAGACTTCCTACCTACATACGAGGAGGAGAAAACAGACAATTACTTTTAAAACAAATAACATGACGAACAAGGATTTCTTGAGGGAGTTGAAAAGTTATTTCCCAGACATTGATTGGACAGTTAACGCAGAGTCTAGAGTGCTATTGCTTGTTGATAGGTATCGTTCTACGATAAAGCATAAGACTATTGTAAAGCAGATATATGTAGACAGAGAGGTTGTTCTTCCTGCTACATCAGCAAAGCATGACGACTACCTAGAGATAGCTCAGGAGGTGTGCGAGAATCATAAGATTACGCTTGAGCAACTTAGAGCCAATAGTCCTAAGTGGGCGTATGAAAGAGGGGAGATTAGAACAAGACCTTTGGTTGATGCTAGGTGCGAGTTCGTAAAGAAAGTGTTTGGAAGATTCCCACATACAAGTCAGGTACAAGCAGCAAGGTGGCTAGGATATAGAGACCACTCATCTATTTATCATTTACTATTAAAACGAAAATTATGAAAGAAGAATTAAAGTTTACAAACATTGGCAACAAAGAAAGCCAAAAAGAACTTATCAAAGAGATTATGGACTTAGATGCTAAGGATGGGTTGTATGAAGATGAAGTTGATAAGTTGGCTCACCAATACAATCCAGTTATGAAACTTGATGCTGAATTTATTAGGGCTGGATTCAAAGCAGGTTACAAGAAAGCCAAAGAAATTCAGAAGGAGCAATCTCAACCAGAAATATCAGATGAAGAAATAGATAATGCAGTAGTAAAAGAATATGAAAATGTAGGAGATGAAAAGTTATTTCCAAATCATACAGATAAAGATATTTGGATGAATGGATTTTGTGAAGGTATTAAATGGTACAGAGAACAATTAAAAAGAAATATTTGACAATTCAATACTAATGTAGTATATTGCATAATAATTAAACCAAACCACAATGACACAAGAACAAATCCAAAAGTTAGTCGTATCGTCAGCGACTCCTATTAATGACGAACAAGGCAGCAGTAGTTACTTTGTAATTACAAAAACAGCTATGCAGGACTTAATCAAGTCCCTCCATCAAGGCATCCACGACTACAGCTGTTATTCCTATAACTCAGGTCTTAAAGATGGTATTGATTGCGGAAGATTAGACAACAGGTGGTAAACAATTAAAAACAAACCAATATGTACAAATTTGAAAATGAGGCTTACAACAAGAAGATGCAGGAGTGCATCAATGAGTATGAAGAATACAGAAAGATGAGGCTTGAAAAAACAGACTTCCAAATCCCAACAGAGATTATAGGAAGGCTCCAAAAGATAGTAGCGTATAACTCATCTGTAGGTAGACTAAAGGCTTCTTTTGACTTCCTGGTAGATAAGGCTACATCAGTAGAGATGCGGAAGATAGACCACGATTCAATGCCTGCAAAGAAGTTTGAAGCCCTTGTAAGGGATTCTGTAGGGCTTGTAGTCATATTCCCTAAAGCATTGGAGCAGATGATTAAAGAGTCTCACTACGAGATAGAGTGCCTACGTTCCGTTCTATCCTACCTAAAGACAGAAGCCCAACATATTAACCACTAATTAATTATTTATGGATAAGCAAAATAACAACATTGAACTTGTTAAAGTATATGACCCATTGGATGAAAAGACAACTATTAAGCATCATATCATCGAAGCCTATAATGCAGGATATGAAGATAGAGAGTGCAACAGCATAAAAGATGCAGAGCAATATTATTTAAACAAATATAAACCCGTATAAAATGACAAAACAGAGAAAAGACCCAAGACAAAGATTAGGCAGTTCACAGAAAGATAAAGTGATGACAGTATCTATTCGCCTTACTAAACCGCAATACCAGGTACTTGTTGATAAATGTAAGAAAGAAGAAGTCACTCTTTCTAACTATATTCGCCTTACATTA